TGACATCGGAGCTTTATTGGAAAGAGTAGGAGCCGGTACTACGTTACCGGCGGAAGAAGGAGGTGAAGTAATAGCAGACATTAAAGCTCGAGAAGCCGCAGAAATAACACCGACGATGGCATTAGAAGACACGTTGACAGACATTGCAAGAGGGGAAGTGGAAGGATTGCCTGACGCACCTGACCTTCTAGGTCAAAAGACTAAAGACACAATTAAAAATATCGCGAAATATACAACTTTACCGGGTCAGATACAGACGGGTATAGATATAGTGACAGAACAGACTGGAGATGAAACTAGCATGTTGAGCGGAATCCGTAAAATGATACAAAGATCAATGCCGGATAATTTTTATGATTTTGTGGGCAGAGGAGGAGTACCTGTTCCTAGTTTTGGCGAACCGTTCCTGAGTCCAGAAGGAAAGGAAGAAAACAAAGTTGAACTAGAAAAATTCCCCTACGGAAGCGGGACAGCGGAAATACTAGAAACGCAACTGGATGATATTGATGAGGCAACATTAACACCGGAACAACTTGAGTACAGACCTTACACGCCAATAGAAAGAGAAGACGACACACTTAAAAGTAAAGTAGCAGCTGAAGAATTTGCTACCAATATTCTTGATGAAGACAGCCGGGCACAGGTAGAAAGTGGCGCAAACAGCGGCATCATTCCTGCTCATTTTGCTTCTATGCAAAATAATCCGCTTGTGGTTGACATGGCAAAAGATATATTACGTTTTATAAATAACGGTCAAGAAGTGACTGCTCAAGATGCTTTTTACGATTTGCTGGAAGGCATTGCGGCTGGACTTGCCAGTGAAATCAATCCCGGAGTGGGTATTGCTAAAGGAGCCGCAGCCGGTAATGCTAAATTTCAGGAAAGGCTAAAAGAAGATAAATTACTCCGTATTGAAGCCATAAACGCAGCTAATGACAGATTACAGGACATCGCTGATCTGGATGCAGCTATATCTGCATCAGGAGCAGTGGATTGGAGTGATGAAGGTAAAAAGAAGGATTTTGCAGAAGACTGGTTGGATTATGGGCACCAAGCACTGGCGTCACATAAATCAGCCGGAGTGCTGGATAAACTTATCCAGATGGTGGAGACTGGAGAAGTCCCGTTAGGATACGAAGGTCTTTTAGAAGAAGCCACCGCTCGATTAAAAGCTTTTACCGGACAAAGACTTGGCGAAGGATTTGGCGGTCCCGGAGCAAAATGGTTAAAGTCTAAAAGACTAGAATTTGCTGATGAATTAATTCGTATAACGCAACAGAATTTGCAATCTATCTTGGCAGAAAGCGGACGTACTATCAGTGACCGTGACAGAGCACTTGTGGATAGAATGGTAGGGGATATAGAAAAATGGACAGCTGGCTTTCAACCTATCGGTAACCTATTAAATAAATTAAAATTATTTCGTAAAGATTTTGCTATCAGTCGCGATGAGCATATTCGTGAATGGAAAACCAGTGAATCCAGAAATACACGATTAAGACAGCGTGGGCAACCTTTTTTAGATGAATCATCAAGCACAGAGGACGTGAGGAATTTGATTAATCAAATTCTTCAGGACATAGACATGGGAGTTGGTGGGATGCCAACTTATCAACGTAATGCAGAAGGTGTTCCGGTTATTATTAGTGTATCGCCATGAAGTATAAGATACGTTTGTCCAATGGAGAAATGGTTCAAATCATTGCAGATAGCGATGAAGAAGCTTTACAAATGGCTAAAGAAATTGAACAGCAAAAAATTTCTCAGGGGGAATTTTCTGTTCTTAAAAATGGCGACAGTCCTCCCGACATGGATCGTTTGAATTTTAATTATCAAAAAGGAGTAGCCCTTCCCGGTTTGCGTGCTGCCTTGGGATTCGCTGAAGGTGATTTAAACGGGTTAGAAGAAAAAGAACAATATCTGGTCAATAAAGTAGGCTCACAGGGATTTACCCGTGATAGTAAAGGCAATTTAGCGCTAACTCCGAAGGGCTTAATTCGTTTAGGCATTACTCCGGAAGATGACCGAAATGTGGTTATTGATGAGAGCAGCATGTCATGGGGCGACGTGGCTGACTTGTCCGGTATCATCGGACCCATAGCCGGTACATTGATAACGATGACCCCGTGGGGCAGAGGCGCCAAGATGGGGCACACTTTCTTGAAAGAAGTAGGCTTGATGGGAGCCGGTGCTGGTCTGGGTAAAGCCGGCGAAGAACTGGTGGAAGCCGCGGTTGGTTTTCAAAAACAAACACCCGGAGAAATAGCTGAAACAGTGACACACGAAGCCCTTTTAATGGGGGCTGCTCAGGGAGTTTTCGGCACGGTGGCACGGGCTTTGAAAGCTCTGATAGGTCCTAAAGCCAGCGTAGAAACATTGGATGTTATAAGTAACATGATGAAAGGTATTCCTGATCCTAAAGCTGTATTAGCAATGGAAACCAGATTAGGCAGAGCATTGACTGATAAAGAGTTAGCTAAAATTCCCAGATTAACTCCTATTCCTCACATGGATGCACAGGGCAGACCGATTGCGGCAAGAGTACAAGCCGCTTCTGAAACTATTTTGAAACCCAAGGGAAGAAAGCGAGCGAACGAAGCATATATATGGGGACGTATGCAAGAAACATTGAAAATGCTAGGAGCCAAGGACCTTGAGATAAAAAAGTTTTCTAATAAATTAGCCGCTGGTAGGTTGACTGCTGACGAAATAGAAGCTACCGCGAGAACAATTGCTAAAGACGCTGATATAAGTGAAAGTGCATTTCAACAATATTTAAGAAATGTAATCGTCGGAATTGATCGAGGTATCTTTGATCGAATTGCACCCGAAGGTAGAACTGCATTTGAAGGTCTGACCACCGAGCAAGGAGCAAATAGACTTAGACAAATGATTAAGGGAGAAAACACGGAAGGTCAAATACAAGGTTCTCTTTTTGGGGATTTATACCAAGCTCGGTATGCTTCTTTCATAGAAGAATATGGCATGCTTAATACCCAATTGGGATTAGGTCCCGTGCGAAATGTAAAAACAGGAAAAATAATACCTATAGTGGAAGGTAGCAATAAGCCCAAACTTTTCAATAACATAGACGAAGTAGCTTCATACTGGGAATCCAGAGTGTTAGCAGACCCGAAAAGAACATTACCGGAATGGGTAAAAATTTACAGAGGTGAAACTGGAGCAAAAGTTACCGGGGAAGTTCCATTAATAGCTACAAATCCCAGAGAAATAAACGCTGTTACAAAATTAGAAAGAGAACTAGGAAGAAGTTTAACAGATGAAGAAAAAATAGCACGGGGTTGGACTCGAAGTGCGGCTGGACCAAAAGCCACCGGGGAAGCACCCGTGTCATTTACTGAATTAGAACCTCATTTACTGGAGGGAGGAGTAGGCTCAGGAGAATTTCGTCAAATGGCTTTTATTCCCACCGAATCGTTTAAAAATTTAGCTCGCCGGTTGTCTCAGGATATGCCCAGAGGGACTCCCCTCTCCCGCACGGATACAGTTGTTTTAGCGCCTAATGATTTAGCAGCCATTGAAGCATTACCTCAATTTCTTACTCTTAAACAATTTCATAATTTACGTATGGGGCTTAGAACCGGTACCGGAGGTATTAAAGCAACAAGTGTTATTCCGGGGGGGTTAACTAGCAAATGGGCAGGGGACTTATTTGCTGATACTGAAAAATTACTCCTCACACTTTCTGAAACTGGCGATGCACAAGCTGCCATGTTAGCAAATCTACCAAAAGTCTTACGATCTATGTTTAGTGACGAGACAATTGCCAAAACGCTGGGTCAATACAAATCTGTTAACAGAAGGTACGGTAAGTTTTTAACTGCTTTTGATGATGTAAATTGGGCTGCATTAAAACGTGACGTAAAAAAAGGTGGTTATGATCGGGACCAATTGCTCGGCGTTATTTTACGAAAAGACGGTGCTGAAAGGTATCGTGAATTAATGAAAATACTGGACGAAGTAGACCCTAAAATAATTGCCGTCCGCGAGCAAGCGCTTGGTAGAGCACTTACGGGAGAGGAAGTACGTGCGCTGAGAGCAGGCACTCATAGTAGACGTGCAGACATGGAACACGAAATACGAGGACAATACCTTTCGCTTGCATTGCAAAAATCTTATAGCTGGCAAACCCAGCGTATTGATCCCACTACTTTAAAAAGAGAACTTTTAAAGATAGGGGATGACACTTTACAAGCAGTTATGGGAGACAGCTATAGACCGCTCATGACAGCGCTTCAAGCAATGGAAATGCACGGAGCTAAATTAACAGGAGAACAAGCAACTAAAATAATAGCTGACTGGAATAGAATGTATCCAGAAGCTCGCGCCGGACAAGGAGGTGCCCCGGGTGGTTTTGTAATAATGGAAGACATAGCTAAATTAGCTGAAAGACAAAATGAATTTGCCAGTAGCGCTTTGGTGAGAGCAATACGTAAAGATACATTTGAACCTGACAAGATAGTGGAGATTATTTTTAAGAAAAGGGGAGGAGAAAGAATTAGAGAAGCACAACAGTTATTATCTCCGGAGTCGTTTGCAGTGGTGCAACAGGAAGCTATGCGCGATATGCTATTGAAAGCTACGGGTCCGGGACAAGACATAAAAGAAATCTTTAGATCAGGAGCTTTGAAAAACTCGATGGAAGCTTACGGAGATGATGCTCTCGAAGCTATGTTCGGTAAAGAAGTGACGAGCGCATTAAAAGGACTTAATCAAGAAATGACATTAATAACTCAGGCTGAAGGCGGAAACGCTGGAACCTTGGTGGCTGCTACAGTGGGATTATTTGCGTTCGGATTAGCTAATTTACAAACAATTGCAACAATTGGCATAGCCGGAAAACTAATGTCAAGTCCGACAGTGGTCAGGGCTTTGGCAAGGACGGATGCTAGTTCTATCCGGATAGTCATGAATGCCATGCGCCGTGCTATCCAATTAGAATTGTCTCATCTTATTGCAACTGGACAAGAGGAAGCTGCTGCCGAACTACAAAAAGCTATTAATCAAGCTGACGTAAATATGACAGGACAACAAGATTTGGGGAATGAAGCCGGAAATATTTTAGAACAAACCAAAGAAGCCGTGACTCCTATCAGAGATACTATCAGACAAACAATTGGAGAAACTTTTGGTGCAGCAGCTCCACCTGTTCCTGCTGCACCCCCTATTGCAATGCCGGAAGTAGTTCCGCCACAGGTAGCAACAGCCAATCCGATTGTATTACCGAATCCACAAGATCGTTTCTTAGCAGAAAGGTTAGGAAGAACTTAGCATACGATCGCGTAAACGCTTGGCACGATCGCCGACCTGAGTAGCCCACTTAGAGTCCATCATTTCAACAGCCGCGGTTTCCCACTGGGAAGTTTGTACAGCCGCAAGAAAACGCTTAAACCCACTCAGGCGTGGATAGCCTAAGTTGAAACACATATTAGCCATGATACGTTGACGGTTATCGTCTAAGTTACGCCACCACGATTCATTTCTATCTAATTCACTACATACTATATCGATGTCTTGATCTAAGCATTCCCGAATTCTTTCTTCAGAGACCGGAGTGCCCACCTCCTGTCCGTGTTCTTCGTCTTTTGCCGTAATTAAATGCCCTACTCCCATAGTGGGGTAACCCAAATGATCTAAATATATCTCGTACTTGTACCCCTCGTCCATGATGAGTTCTTTCATTAATTTGTCTTTATCCATCGTCGTCTTCGTCGTCAAGACTCCTATAGTATTCCACAATCGCAAGAATATCCCTAGTATATCTTCTAATTTCTGCCATATTGTTGCTGATGTTTTCATAATCTTTAGTGGTTAAAGCGTAATATGCCTGTCTCGGTGCCTTTCCTTCCTCTACCAGTTTAAGGTATTCTTGAAGAATTTCGGGAGTAAGTATCTCCCAATCCACAGTAACCAATTGCATTTCCATTGGGAGGGGTGGATGAAACATGGGAGGTCGTTCTTCTATATTAACTACTTCAACAGGTTTTGTTTTCGCTCCTCCAAATTGAAACATAGAACACGCACCCAGAGTTAAAAGGATTAAAGATGCGAAGATGATTTTAATTATTTTCATCTACCCGCTCACGTTTTCGCCATCTTTTTTTTTACTTTTACCTTCGGGTTCTTCGGGTTTCTCGTCAAACTGATTAGGGTCAGTCAACTCTATCAATCCATCAAAAACACGCTTGGTTGCCTTATTAACTTTACCTTCCAGTAGTTTAGGTTTTGCTAAAGCTAGAGCGTCTAAATCATGGCGTGCGAAGGTCTGCTTGAGAGCGTTAACCTCACGCATATTCTCTTGATTCTTTTTGGTCAGGCTATCTATTTTAGCGTAGGTCTTTTGCTGTTCTTCTAAATTCTTTTTAATCTGCTCATTTTGTTTGGCAATTTCTCCCTCAAGAACTATTGCATTACCTTTGAGTATCGCAATTTCATCATTGAGTTTACCAATCCAAAAATAAGAGCCACCAGCTATTAAGAACAATGCTATGCCTAGCCCAATGGAAAGTTTCATCCGCCCGGTTTGTTTTTAGCCTTTCCGATATTCAGCGCAAGTAAATCAATTAGTTTATATAACTTACCTATCCACACGTCGTCTTTAGGCGTCGGGGTTAGGGAAGCAACAATAGAACTAACAGTTACCACGATGGTTATGGTCATTACTATATCTAGTATAAGACTCATGGTTCCTCCTTTTCTTTCATTGTATCAATAATTTTTTCAATTCCACATTTTTCTAATGTATCACAAGCAATCATTTTCATGACATCCTCAGAGACACCGCCTCTGGCAATAATTCTGAGGGCGTTAATAAGTTCAGTTTCCTTCTCTGTCTGTGACAGTGTATTCATGTTTTTCCTCATCTTTAAAAAATAATGGATCAATGGCTACATAACGTGAACTGGGTCTGCCTCTGCCTTCAGTCTTAAAAGTACGTTCTTGAATTTCTCCACTGTTGGTTAATCTGTCAATAATTTCGCGGACTTCACGACGAGGCATGGAACGGAAGATTTCATGACGGTCTATATCACGTTTAGAGATACCGCCGTCTCCCATTTCACGGATATAGTTTAACACTATTTTGAACTTACTTTCCAGTTCACTACTAGAAACATATTTGCGACAAGCCTCTACTAGCAGTCGATCGTAGTAAAAAACGTAATCAATTGCCCACTTAGTAATTTCAGAGTCAATTATTTGGCAGCGTGGATTATCCGCTAATGCACCAATCATAGCCAAACGCATGGCTTTTTCCCGGGTTCGTGATAACAGCACTTCCAAGCCATCTTTTTCTAGAATGATCTGTTGGTCCACTAAAATCTTTTCTAGGGAAGCTAATAATTCTTTGGACGCATCATCGAAAGGGATGATTTGAGCATCCATTTGTAACATACCATTGTTGCGTATGGACTCATCAATTAAATTGACGCTTTCCCTCACGGCGTTTACCCAATCAGTGATATTACGAGGCGGCTCTGATACTTCGACCAGCTTTCCTACTACACGCGGTAATAAACTTTCACAGACAATAAAACGATTTAGGAACCCATCTGCTATACGCCCACTAGATAACGAACCGTAAAAATTACGTGGCACGGTCATTCCCAAGAGAGTAACTGCCGGTTGATGACAATAGCGGTTCATCATTTCATTTATCTGCATGGGACTGGAATTCATCATGGAATAATTATCAGGACGAATGGTGCCATGACAACGACCCCAGCATTCCATTAATATTTGTATACCATCTTCTTTATTAAAATTACTGGATTGATTAACGGATTCTAAACGCTTACCAAACTCATCCATGATGGAGATGTGAGCCGGTTTAAAGCGCAATGCAGAAAAAACAGCTCCGGCGGAAGTGTAGCCGTCCCCGGCTAGGAGATAATCAGCCTCAGTGGCTTCTAGTATAGTTTCAATAACGGTCTTGCAGTTTTCCTTTCCTTGCCCGGACTTGGCAACGTTCATGAAAAACAAGCTTGAGTAATTATTGAGATCGGTTTTATATAACCGACCGAGGACGACACTCCCCAATGCAAGAGCTGTTTGCATTGAAAGGTGCGGTTGCGATACGCGAGCAATGTCCTCCGCGTATTGCCATATATTTTTTAGAATTCCGGGGGCTTCTAACAGATTGTCTGGTGGCTGTATGTCTTCTTTTTTCTCAGTATAGAGTGGAGCTAATTTTTTGTTGGCTTCGTTATGAGCATGGGTTTGAGCAATACTCTTAACGGTGGTAATAATTTCTTCATCCGGTAATGGCGGAGAATTCTTAATGTTCCATTGGTTAAGAATAGCAATGGTTTCTTCGATAGAAAGATTCATGCCAATGTACTTGCCAGCAAGACGTGCTGCTGTGTCATTGCGGCTGCCACTGGGGACACCTTCCAGCGTCAAGGGAGAGGGCACACTCAAGCCACCTTTGCCGTTCAGCATTTTAGAAATATTGCCTGTTCCCCCCGTAATGACTTCCCCTTTAATACTTTCTATATCTTCTACAGTGAGATCAGGCAAATCGTGGAAGTTATGGATGTCAAATCCTTCGTCCATTTTAGGTTCGTAAGTAGCACCACTGGAATGAGTATTGAAAGGAGCAATGACGTAGCCACCTTTACCTTTGATGTCTATTTCTTTTTCGATGGTTACCTTGTCACGGCGTGCCGTGTAAAGACCAAAGCCTATGCTGTTTTTATAATAAAAATGAACACCGCGCCCGGTAGTTACACGAAAGGGAGTAAAGGTCAGATTCTTGGCACACCAGCCGACGGCTTCAGGAGTGTCAGCATCCACCACGACGAATTCTCCACAGATGATAGCCGGTATAACACTATTGGTATTTTGAAACCAAAGGCGTACCTGTTGGTCAGTGGGGGCAGCTTCGGTTTGATACGCTTTCCAAGGTACAACAGACCTTTTCTCAGCGCGCGTTACTGGTATTACCTTAAAACCGTATTCAACAAATCCTAGGGCAATATCTAAAGCGGAGCTGTCCGGGCTTAGGCTCCAATCAATCACTTTACAAGACGTTCTGCTCTACTGGTCCGTAAATACTTTCCCAGTCTAATTTTCCGCCCGACTTGGAAATAATTTTCTTAGCTTCTTCTACGCGAGGCTGACGTTGTTTATAACGCCAACTTTTTATGGTAGTTAACTTGGTGTTAAAGAGTTCGGCTGCGGCTTCTTCCCCAACGAACTCAATATACTCCTTGAGACTCATCGACATTTTTTACTCCTTCTATTCAGAATGTATATTGACTTCACTATACATTGTGTTTGACATGAATGCAAATTAGTTTAAAATGATGGGGAACTATATAAAAGGAGAAGCAAATGGCTGATATAACTTCACGATTCGTCGCCCCCGGAGAACTGGTTAAAGAACAAGGAATTTGTTTGCTGGTTTACGGTGCTGCCGGATCAGGAAAAACTGTCTTATGTACTACTGCCCCGTCTCCCACTCTTATCCTGAGTGCGGAAGGTGGCTTACTTTCTATACGCGATAATACGGATGTCAAAGCGTTAGAACTAAGATCGGTGGCTGACATTAAAGAAGCTTATGAAACACTTTATGATAACCCTAATGCGTTCAGGACTGTGTGCTTGGATTCCATTAGTGAAGTCAGCGAAGTAGTTCTGGCTAACGAGAAGGCAAAGACCAAGGACCCGCGCGCAGCGTATGGCACCGTCATTGATGAAGTGATGGGCTTACTGCGAGCGTTCCGTGATCTGCCCATGGACGTTATTATGACAGCAAAAATAGAGCGTGTCCGTGATGAAGGTCAGGGAACTATGCTTTATATGCCCTCGATGGTGGGTAGACAATTACCACAGGCTATTCCTTATCTGTTCGACGAAGTGTTCGCACTTCGGATAGTAGAAGATGATGACGGCAATGCTGAACGTGTTTTACAAACCGCAAAAGACTGGCAATACGAAGCCAAGGATCGTTCCGGTGCGTTAAACACATTAGAACCTGCAAATGTCGCCTCAATTTTTGCTAAGATAAGGGGTAAGATAAATAAAACTAAAACAAGTAGCGAGGCAATAAGCAATGACAAAACTTAATTTTGACGCAGACCAAGTTCTTAAAGAACTACCAGAGGAAGACCGTGGTTTTGAACCATTACCCAGTGCGTGGTATGAGGCTCAAATAAGCGCTTCCAATATTAAACCTACCAAAGCCGGAACCGGTGAATATCTTGAACTAACGTTCGATATTATTGGTGATCAATATACGGGGCGTAAAGTATGGACACGTCTTAATTTGGAAAATCCCAATGAGACTACAGTGAGAATAGCAAAGCAAGACTTGGCTAAAATCTGTAAAGCCGTTAAACTCTCCCATGTAGAGGATTCAATGGAACTGCACGGTAAACCCATGCAGATCAAAGTCCAATATAAAGAAGGTGAGGGCGACTATGGTCCTTCCAACGATATAAAGGATTACAAATCTTCTGCATTAGGTGTCGGTACCCAAGGTTCTTCTTCTCATCAAAAAGAAGACAAAGAAGAAAGTCCTTCTTGGGCTAACATTTAATCTCCCAAACATAGGGGGCGCAAGCCCCCTTTCCCTTATGTTTGAGTTGCGAGACTATCAAGAGAGAGCCATTGGTTCGATCTATGATTATTTTGAGAATAATACCGGTAATCCCCTTGTCGTGATGCCCACTGCCAGTGGCAAGTCCATTGTCATTGGTGATTTTATTCGCGGCGTACTGAACGATTATCCCGGTCAGCGTATTCTAATGCTGACGCATGTTAAGGAATTGATTGAACAGAATTATGACAAGTTAAAGGCAATGTGGAAAGAGGCGCCGTGCGGTATTTACAGCGCTGCATTGAAGCGTCGTGAGACACAGGATGCCATTACGTTTGCCGGCATCCAGTCCGTGTATCGACGCGCCGAGGATTTAGGACATTACGATTTAATCTTGGTGGATGAGTCCCATTTAATCCCGACCTCTGGAATGGGAAGGTATCGCAGTTTTCTGAATGCTGCCCGGATCATCAATCCGGCAGTGAAAGTGATCGGGTTTACGGCAACACCGTACCGCTTGCGTTCCGGTTTGTTAACTGAGGGAGAAGATCGTATTTTTACGGACGTGGCTATTGATTTATCCAGTGGAGAAGAAATGCTCAATATGATTGAGCAGGGTTATTTAGCCCCTCTGGTGTCTAAATCAATGAACACGGCTTTTAACATAGAAAGCGTACATCTACGTGGCGGAGAATTTATCCCCTCAGAGTTACAGGAAATAATGGGAGATGCCGGTAATACTCATGCGGCTCTGGCAGAGGTGGTAACGTACGGAAAAGACCGAAACTCTTGGTTAATTTTTTGCAGTGGCGTGCGCCACGTTGAAAATGTCACCCGTCTCTTGCAGACGGAATACAACATTCGTGCGGAATTTATTACGGGACAGACTCCCGTCAAGGAACGTGAACGTATTATTGATGATTATAAATCCGGGCGTATACAGGCACTGAGTAACTGCGATGTATTAACGACTGGTTTCGATGCACCCGAAACGGATATGCTGGTCTTTTTAAGACCAACTCAATCCACAGGGCTTTTTGTGCAGATGTGTGGACGAGGTATGCGTCCAGCTGAAGGCAAAGAAAACTGTTTGGTGCTCGATTTTGCGCGCAACGTCGAACGGCATGGTCCGATTAACGACGTGCGTCCGCAAGCAGGGGGGAGGAGGAGAGGACGAGTAAACACGTCTCCTGTTAAAACTTGTCCTGATTGTCGCAGTATTGTGCCAATCTCCTTCCCTAGCTGCCCAGATTGCCAACATCAGTTCTCCAATCGTACTCTGGATTTAGATCATACCGCTAGTGATTTAGAACTAATTCGTCGTAATCTCGACCCGCGTCAATTTTTGCAGGACCTGAACGTACGGCGAGTTAATTTTTTCAAACATCGTAAGCAGTTTGTAGCCGGTGCTACTCCCACTTTACGAGTGGAATACCAATGTGGTTTAAGTACCTTCTCGGAGTGGGTGTGCTTCGATCACAACGGTTACCCAAGACGCAAAGCAGAACAGTGGTGGCGTCGTCATGTAAGTTCAGATTATATTGCGCATACTGTTCCCAAGAGCGTAGAAGAAGCGTTGGCACGTATTGGTGAATTGCAACCTCCCCATACGGTTACTATTAATTTTAAAGACAAATACCCCAAGGTGGTGGATTATGACCGAGAACCCGAGAGTGTATCCGTTCAAGCGTGACGACCTATACCAATTCATAAGTTTTGACGACCCAGTTCGTGCTGTTTCGTGGATGGGCACCCGGGCTGAAAATTTACGGGTGGGAGATGAATGGAGCCGGCGACATGGTTTGTTTGAGTGGGATGAACTGCTGAGTAACAAAGGACTCATGGTGGTGGCTAATCGCCGATTAGGAAAATGGGTAACGCCAATAGAACACGATGATCTATACTGGGCAGTCCCTTTTTAAAGGAGGAAGCATGAACTGTTGGCACTGTAATACCAAACTGATCTGGGGCGGGGATCACGATAGCGAAGATGAAGAATATCTCATAGAAACCAACTTGAGTTGCCCCGAGTGCCACTCATTTGTCATGGTGTATTACCCCCGAGAAGCTGAAACTACTCAGAAAGACTGAGCCATTCTTTTTCCGATAACTCTTGTAGAGAGCCATCTTTACGCCCAATTGTGTATTTACCATTGGAGGCTTGCACAAAAGTAACTTTACGTCCTTCCTTTTCTTCTTTTAGCTTGGCGCGTATTTTTTCTACTAGGTCAGTGTATTCAGTCATCGCCCTTGTCCTCTATAACGAGACTTACCCCTCATTCTCCGCTTGTGTTTATTCATTGTGGATGTGGAAATATTCTTAGTGCGAGATTGAGAAGTCTTTTTAGGAGACTTGTGTTCATCCCTAGCAATCGGTTGTCTAAACATCTTAGGCACTTTACACCTCGATTTCCCGTACCACCGCCCCATTGAAGGGTTCGGCGACACCGGTCTGTTGATAGTCCAGAATGATCTTCATGGCATTTTCATTCTTGGCACGCGCATTCTCGATCGAGCGCCAACTTAATTTATAAACCATATTTGCGTACGGTGGTTTCTTTTCCTGTACCACAAAGGCAAACTCCTGTACGTCGTAGCCGGCGGCTAACATACCGTCCACGTACCAAGCGGCTTGCTGATCGTAGGCGTAACGCACGACGGCGTTCTTAAAACCGTCCGGAGACGCATCGGCGGCGGTCTTGTAATCCACGACGGTTACCTTATCGCTACCGGCGGAAAGGATACTGTCGGGACGGCACTTGCGGGACAAACCGTTCGAGTCTCTCCAAAAGATGCTGACCTCTTTTTCCTTGCCGTCCAGATAAGCCTTAGCTTCCCGATTGAGGGCGTTCTTCATTTCTTTAATCAGATCAAAGTCCGGTTCCGAAATAATCACAAGGTCTTTGGCTTCGAGTTCACGTTTCATTTCTTTGCCGGCATTACTGCGCAGGCTCAAAGTCGGGATGGCGAACTCGTTATAAAAATCGTCTTCTTCAAGTATCCACTTATGGCACGCCGAACCAAACTCCATTGCTCGGGTCGGGTCTTCCGGCGGGGCAGTAGCGTGTAAGGCACTCTTACCAAAGTTGATGGCGGTGTGACTGCCAATGGCTTCGGTGGCATGATACGCCTTGTTGGTCATGCTATAAATAATTTCTACGTTAGTCTTTTGGAATGTTGACATATTTTTCTCCGTTAATGATGTGTTTAATTTCTGCTTTAATAATATCGGACAGGACGGGACTGTGTTGCAGAAAGTTGATAACTTCCACCATGTGGTTGGGATGTATGATAGGGGTTTCAATTTCCTTGTCCGCGTACAGTTGACGTACTAAGGCGCTGATGTAGTCGCGCCACTCATTGTAGGTGGGGCGCATGACTCCGTGTGATTTCATATTCTTGTCTCCAATAATACAACGTACCGCGATTGTTGTGGTAAGTCGGGATTTTTCATCAAGTTGGTTACGCCCTCATGGTCGAACTTGTTGTTCCAAAACTCCGCCGTCCAGATGTCCCACGCGCCGTCGGCTTGTGCTTGGCGGTCGGGGTAGGTGGTCAGTAAATGTTCTAAGTAATGTGATGCGCGTGACAGTTTGCCGTAATCAACGCGCTGATGATAAGGTCGGGAGTCGGGAGTCGTGAGCCGGTGAGCCACTTCCTCAAAGTCGCGCCCAAAGTATCTGTCCATGTGTACCCATCCGTACGCCATGTTCTCGACGAACAAGAGGGGGTCGTCCTCAAACTCATGGCGTTTAAGCCAACGCAATGTCGGGATGCCTTTCACTTGATGAATGTCGGGATTGAAACGAAAGTTATTATCGTCGCTGACGACAAGTTCCCAACGTCGTTGTGCAGGGGTGGGGGCATCTTGATACCACCAAGCAGAACGGGCTAGGGCTTTGGCTACCGCTTCCTGATGTTGGTCAGGGGGTACGTCGTCCAATGTTAAAGCATGTAGGTTATACATCTTTTCTCCTTATATAGTTCAACGTAGAGTTTAGAGACCTATTTATTTTTTGTCAAGAACAAACTATGCAATTAGTATAATTAAGTGACTTTACTTTTTGTATATAAGTCTTTATAATGCTCATGTGGATTATCCACGTTTGTTTAACAAAATGTTTGGGAGAACAATATGCCAAGAAAGAAAATAATAACGAGAAAGGTTAGGCGACTAAAGCCAACTGAGATTGATTACATTCTTAGGGGGATAAATGCTTATGATGCTGAAATTGAGTCTGACTATGAAAATTATGTAGATGAAGCTAGAAAAGCTGAAAAAGCTAGGCAAAGTTTACAAGGTCTTTACAAAAACCTAGCAATAATAGAGGAATGAAAGATGAGTAACATCAAAATCGAGATACCGGAGAAAGACCTCGCCGAGCGTTGTACGGAATTGGCTCGCGTCATTAATGATAACTACGTCGAGGACAAAGGACTAGACTCTCTTGATTGGGACGAAGTAACCTGTGTTGAAGAAGCGGGTGAAGCCAAAGGTGAGTTGGACTGCTACAAGCGTCTAAGTTATGACGAGGTGAGACGCACGGCAAAGGATTGGTACAAAGAAGTAGTGTTCGGTGACGGACATTCTTTCTTTGACCCTAGCTTCTATATTGAAGCGGGCGTACCGGCTCTGTTCGTGTACTCACTATTGAGTGTGACCAAGAGCGACCCGAGCGATTACAAGACGACCCTCTTTGACGGCAACGGCAAAGCAGTGGACGAACTGTTGAGCGTACATCACATGCGATTTCTGTATGCGGTGAGCGTTCCGCTTGAGGTTGACCTACATTCAATGAAAATGGGACGCGGTTCACAAGCACGGGAATACGCCGGACAAATTCATGCGAGGATCGAGGAGAAGTGGTTGTAGCAAAACAACGGAAATCGGGGTATACCTTAGTATGCCTCGATCCGTTTTCGGGGCGTCAGCGTCGTTTATGGCGTCCATATAGAGACAAACTTAAAAAAATAAGTAAAAAAGGACATGAACAGTAAAAAAAGCAAACTGATAAGAAAACTTTTAAAGGAACAAGGGATTGATCCGCAACACACTTTATATATACGCCAAGATTTGAAGGTACGGGATCGTGCCGGCAATGTTCGTGCGCATGGCAATCCGCCGATCAAGTTAGACCCTAATTGTGGTCGTGCTAAATACCGGCGTGCAAAGGCTATTTACAATAAGTAAAATTAGTTGTTGACAAATTGTATAGAGGGGAATTAGAATAGTGAGTATGAGTTATGAGGTTAGGGAACAAGATTAAATTCGGACTAGGAAATCCTATTAAAATTACTCCTGAACAATGCCTCATAATTTATCGAACTAAGAGAGAAAAAGGAAAGAAGATGGATGAATATATTGCGGAAGCAACAGAAATGAAAAGAGTACCTCTTATTTATTTTGGAGATAATCCTTGTTACCTAGAGTCTGCACACAAACCAAACTCACATAAAATAGGAGAATGTGAGATTGAAGGAAAAACCTACAATGGTTTTGCAACTAAAGGTGGATATTTTCATATAGTAAAAAAGGAGGTGTCTGATGAGTAAAGATATAACTGAAATCATAGATGACCATTGTAAAGATTACTTTGGTCATACACATTGGGTTATTCTTAGCACTTTATCTGACCAAGAAAAAGTTGGTATAGATGAGGTTGCTGATATAGAAACCTTTAATGGTGTTCAAGTGGCTCTTTACCATGATGATGATCGCAAGAGAGAATACACTTTTGAAATGGATACTACTGTCGTTGAGCAATGCAAAATAGTAGCTGACTCGCAAGAAGAAGCTGAGAAAATTTTGCTTAGTGGTGATGCAGAATGGGAAGAAGTAAAGTCTCAAGGTGGAGACTGGGATTGTGTCTCTTGGGATATTTATGAGGAGGAAGCATGAAACTAGAAGATTACACACCGCATTGTATTTTATTAATTAACGACGCCGGCGACGAGACTATATATAACGTGGTCGCGCCGTTCCTGTCCGAGTATGACTGCACTTCTTTTCTAAAACGTATTATGTGGACGGGACACGAAAAGGGCGTGCGCACTTTTGTATTAAGACCGGCGTTGCCGAACAACGACGGCGAGTGGACGTCGCATCAGGTGTTGCCGGTGACGGACTACATGAATTAGGGGAGAAAGGGGATGAGTGAAGCTAAATCTTATAATCATTTGTTTTTTGTGGGGTTTTCCGTGTCTCAAAGTGAATACGATAATCCGGAAGATTGTCTTAAGCATGAAAAGGAAAAAGTAATGGTGTCTTTTTTTAAGAGAGCCGGAATAATTTTTGCTGACGAATGGTATCCCCATGAAATAGAGGGGTCTGATACTTATGAAGAAGATACTGCTGAAATTAATTACTTAAAGGAAACGGGTATGCTTCCTTCAGGTTTAAATTATACCGAGAGAGGTGAGGGTGATGAGTAGAGAAAAAGAAACCAACGATAAGTCAGAAGAATTTGGACATGCGCCGAACGAACCGCACGACAGTTGGGGGAGACCGGTGAAAACATTTAGAGTAGCTATCTGTCTAGAAGAAGGAGTTGTGATTACAGTAAAAGCTAATAATGAAGAAGAAGCATTAAAAAAAGCCGATGAAATTGGTAGTGAATATGGGGGGTCTGATTATCCTAAAGAATATGAGGGAAAGCATGTTCATAGAGATTGGTTTTCACAAGATGCAGAGGAAGTGCAAGCATGAG